CTCCTTCCCCGGGACCATCAGAAATCGGCGCTTATCGGATACCGTGTTGCTTGGGAGATCACGCGCAACCCGGCGGTAACCATCCTCTATATATCCTCCACTAGCAACCTAGCGGAGAAGCAGCTCAAGTTCGTGAAGGACATCCTTGACTCTAAGAAGTACCGCAAGTACTGGCCGGATATGACCCACCCGGAAGAAGGAAGGAGATCCAAATGGACGAACACAGAGATAGAGGTTGACCATCCGCTCCGTAAACAGGAAGGCGTTAGAGATCCGACGGTTTTCACAGCGGGACTCACGACTAGTATTACGGGGCTGCACTGTAACGTGGCCGTCTTGGACGACGTAGTGGTACAAGAGAATGCTTACACGAATGAAGGCCGGTCTAAGGTTAGTTCACAGTACTCCCTTCTTGCGTCTATCGAATCGGCTGATGCAAGAGAGTGGGTTGTCGGAACGCGATACCATCCTGCCGACCTCTATCAAAGCCTCCTTGAGATGCAATCTGAAATCGTCGATGAGTACGGGGACATTACCGCGCAGGATACCGTATACGAGGTCTATCAGCGTGAGGTGGAAGATCGGGGAGACGGATCGGGAGAGTACCTGTGGCCCCGGCAAACTAGGGGAGACGGAAAGTGGTTTGGGTTCAACCAAGAGATCCTCGCCAAGAAGCGTGCCCAGTACCTAGACCGATCCCAGTTCTACGCCCAATACTACAACAACCCGAATGCATCCGATGCCGATGCTATCCCTAGCGAGTACTTCCAGTACTACGATAGGAAGTACGTCACCAAGTATGACGGACGGTGGGAGATCCGAGGCAAGCCACTAGCAATCGTAGCGGCCATCGACTTCGCTTACTCGCTCCGCGAAACGTCTGACTTCACAGCCTTGGTTGTTGTTGGGCAGGATCCGGACAACAACATCTACGTCTTAGATATAGACCGATTCCGCACAAAGAAGATCGGGGATTACTGGGAGAGGATCTTTGCGGCCTACGCGAAGTGGGGCTTCCGGAAGATACGCGCCGAAGTATCAGTTGCTCAGGAAGCTATCGTGGAGGAGCTTAAGAACGTCTACGTCAAAGGAGCAGGAGTCCCTCTCAGCTTTGACAAGTTCCGCCCAACACGCACTATGGGCACAAAGGAAGAACGCATTGATGCGATCCTTCGGCCTAGGTACGAGAACGGTTCCATCTGGCACTACCAAGGCGGACTCTGCGAAGAGTTGGAGCTGGAAGTGAAACAGGCAAAGCCGAGACACGACGACATCAAGGACGCACTAGCATCAGCTATCCAGATAGCCCTAGTGCCTAGGGCCCACAGTAAGATCGCAGGGCAACCCAATGTGGTCTACCACCCCCGCTTCGGCGGAGTCCAAGCCTAAGGAGCACGAATGAAGACGCTTGACATCAACTCAATCACGGCGGACAAGGACCAGCTTGCGGTCACCATCGGACTCCAGTATGACGGCTGGAGAAAGTCCCGCAGCAAGTGGGAGGAAGAGAAGCAGGATCTCAGGAACTTCGTCTTCGCCACCGATACCACTAAGACGGCGGCAGGTGCCCTGCCTTGGAAGAACAAGACTACTCTCCCGAAGCTCTGTCAGTTGCGGGACAACCTCCAAGCCAACTACATGGCGGCCCTGTTTCCCAACGACGACTGGTTCGACTGGGAGCCCTCCGGTAAAGAGGACGCAGACCACGAGAAGGCCGAGGCTATCAAGGCCTACATCAAGAACAAACTCAAGCAGTCCAACTTCCGGGAAGAGACAGCCCGCCTAGTCTACGATTACATAGACTACGGCAACGCCTTTGCCGAGGTGGTCTTCGAGGACCGCCGACACACCCTCCCGGACGGGGAGCAGATCTCCATGTACCGGGGACCGCGCCTCAAACGGATCAGCCCCCTCGACATCGTGTTCGATCTCACTGCCAGCTCCTTTGACGACTCTCCGAAGATCACTAGGACGTTCACTACCGTAGGTACCTTGGCGAAGCGGTTCACAAACGAACCGGAGAACGCGGCGTGGATAAGGAAGGGGTGGGATCACTTCAAGAACTTTAGGAACAACTTCTCGGGGATCGGCCACAACGACCGTTTGAAGGCGGAAGCCTACAAAGTAGACGGCTTCGGGAACCTTTTGGACTATTATAGGTCTAACACAGTAGAAATATTGGAGTTCGAGGGCGACATCTACGACTCGGAGCACGATAAGCTCTATGAGAATCATCGAATCATTGTGGCGGATCGCCTTTTTGTGCTACTTATGGAGCCATACAACTCGTGGCTCGGCACATCCAACAAGAAACACACCGGATGGCGGCTAAGGCCGGACTCTCTCCTCGCAATGGGGCCACTCGACAACCTAGTGGGGGTACAATACCGTGTCGATCACCTCGAAAACCTTCGGGCAGACGTATTTGACCAGATCGCAACCCCTGTTGTGTACCAGAAAGGGTACATCGAGGCGTGGAAGTGGGGACCAAACGAGAAAATCTTCGGGGATACTGAGTCAGACCTCCAGATCTTGCGTCCAGACGCCACCGCACTCCAAGCCGACTTTCAAATTGATAGGTATCTCGCCCTCATGGAGGAGATGGCAGGTGCTCCCAAGCAAGCAATGGGTATTCGGACTCCGGGAGAGAAAACTGCGTTCGAGGTTCAGACGCTCGAAAATGCTAGCGGGCGAATCTTCCAGAATAAGGTCCAGCATTTTGAGCAGACGTTCCTTGAGCCACTCCTAAACCAGATGCTGGAAGCCGCTCGTCGGAACATGAACGAACCTGAGGTAGCTCGGGCCTTCGACACCGACCTAGGCGTCGAGGAGTTCCTTACTATCCAGCCAGAAGACATCAAAGCAAAGGGCAAGCTGGCACCGATGGGTGCTAGGCACTTCGCCCGCAAGGCGCAGATGATGCAGAACCTAATGGGCTTCGTCAACTCAGGTCTCTACCAAGATCCGCTCGTCAACACACACGTTTCGGGCAAGGTCCTAGCGGAGATGGCTAGCGAACTGTTAGGCTTTGAGCAGTATGACCTAGTACGTCCGAACGTGCGGGTCACGGAGCAGAAGGAGCTGGCGTCTATGACGCAGACAGCCCAAGATCAGACGGTGATGGAGGGAGTCCAGTCCCCGGACACGGATACCATCCCACCCGACCAGCAAGCAGCGTTAGAGGAGGGTTAAGTGCAATCGGAAATCGACTCCAACCTCACTGACCGAGGCGGCATCCCAACAATCTGGGACCGTGGGCGACAAGCCGAAGACCTTAAAGAGCACCACTCATGGTTGCGGAACGGAATGAACTATTGGGACGAATTGCGTCATGTTCTCCGGTTACTGTTCAACCAGAACCGTGGTCAAGCCTCCGACTTCTCTAGGCCCAATTGGGCTTACGAACAGGCATGGCTTCTCGGTTATGAGAAGGCGCTGCAAGACGTGTATAAATATCTACCTAGACCTCAGGAGACCAAACAATGACTACCCAGACCGATGACCTTTTCGAGGCGGGGAAACCTCCGCAGGATACCTCCACCGACGCCCAGGGTGCAGACCCGTTCGCTGAGTTAGTGGGTGAAGGAAAGAAGTTCAAGACTCCGCAGGACCTAGCGAAGAGTGCGCTCCATAAAGATGAGTTTATCGAGCAGCTCAAGCGAGAGAATGCAGACATGCGACGTGAGTTGGAATCTGCTAGCAAGGCAGGAGCCATCGACGAAGCATTGGAGCGATTGAACGCTAAGTTGTCGCAAGCGTCAGGGACCACCGAAGCTACCACTTCCTCGGTCACTCGTGACGATATTCGCGCTATGTTGCAAGAGGAAAAGCAGGCGGAGCGGGAAGCCGCTAACCTAGCTTTGATTCAGGCGGAGCTTCTCAAGAAGCACAACAACGATAAGGAGGCTGTCAAGGCGTTTCTCGCCAAGCGGTCCACCGAACTCGGAGTTAGTCCCGCCGATCTCAAGGCTATGGTGACACGGACCCCGAACGTCGCCAAGACCATCCTCGGATTGCAACAGCCTCAGTCCTACTCTGGACCGACGCCGCCCCCGGCGGCTTCCCGAAACACCGAAGTCGGTGTGGGGGAGATCGGAACGCGGAACAAAGCCTACTATGATTCCTTACGGAAGCAGATGGGCACCAAGTTCTGGACTCCAGCCATACAGACCCAGATGTTCAAGGATAGGTTAGAGCAGGGAGAGGCGTTCAACAACTAACCACTCTTTGAAGGAGCAAATCAAATGATGACTACCACTCAGATGGGTGTCTTGATTCGCTCGGAGCTGTGGTCGTCTCAGCTTAAGGATGTCCTCGTTGACAGCCTTCAGGCTAAGGCGTATGTGAACTGGCTGACGGAGTTCCCTGACGGGTCTACGTTCACCATTCCGTCCATCGGTGACGCCACCATCCGCGACTACGTCGAGGATACGGCTGTTCAGTACGATGCGATTGACACTGGCGAGTTCCAGTTCACCATCTCCGAGTACCTGTCAAGCGGCACCTATATCACCGAAAAGGCTAGGCAGGACGCATTCTATGCGGCCCAGCTTGAAGCCTCGTTTGTACCCAAGCAGCAGCGCGCACTAGACGAGAAGGTCGAGACCGACATTCTTGCGTTGGCAGCGGCTGGTGCCTCTGGTGGCCAGACCGGTAGCTCGACAAACGCTATCAATGGTGCCTCGCACCGCTTTGTCGCCAGCGGAACCAGCGAAGTAATCGCTGTTGCCGACTTCGCCAAGGCGCTTTATGGTTTGAAGAAGGCTAACGTGCCCGACACAAACCTGATTGCCATCGTGGACCCGAGCGTTGAATACGCGCTCAACACGATTACCAATCTGACCAACTTCAGCAACAACCCGCGTTGGGAAGGTATCGTAGAAACCGGCCTCGCAAAGCAGATGCGCTTCGTTAAGAACATCTTCGGGTTCGACGTTTATGTGTCGAACTATCTCCCGAAGGATCAGAACGAGACCATCGGCGGCGTGACGACGGCGGCTGGCGTGGCGAACATCTTTATGTCCGCTTCCGGCCCCGACATCCTGCCCTTCATGGGCGCGTGGAGGCAGATGCCTAAGGTTGACGGAGAGTACAACAAGGACTTCCAGCGAGAGGAGTACGTTACGACTGCTCGCTATGGTCTCAAGGTGTACCGTCCGGAAAACCTCGTGGTCGTTCTGTCCGACACGGATCAGGTCTAAAGGAGAACCACTATGAATAGGAACTCACTTTGGACTAACAGCGACGGTTTGGTCGTTGGCTTTGGTACGAGGGACGTAGAGTCTACCGGCTCTGCGAAGGTTAGCCTCGGGGGCAGGCGTCAGCAGGTGGTCTTCAAGATCACTGGCACTGACCTTGCTGACTCCGATGTATCCGCACAGCTCGTCAATGCCGTGGTAATTCCTGCGGGATCTATCCTCGAAAGCGCCAAGCTCTTCGTGGAGTCGGTCTTTGCTGGGGCTACTGCGGTGCTGGACATCGGGATCTATAAGGCTTCCGATGGTACTGCGGTCGATGACGACGGCGTCGATGCTGCTATTGCCGTTACTTCAATTGACGGCGATGGTGACATCATAGCGTGCGATGGCGCTCTGATCGGAACGGAACTTGCGTTCGACTCGAAGTTGGGGGCGTCTTATGACACCGCCGCCTTCACGTCGGGCGTGGCTTACGTTACGGTCGAGTTTATCTCACCGGCTGTCTAAGTCCACTAACCGGGGAAGGGGGACCTTCGGGTCCCCCGACCTCTTACCGGAGAGACCATGTCTAACGTAACAATCCTCGACATCGTACAGCGCGTACTATCTGATATGGATAGTGATGCTGTCAACTCTCTAACCGAGACTATCGAAGCTACTCAGGTTGCTCACGTTGTACGTGATACCTACGAGAACCTAGTAGACGAACACCGAATGAGCGGCATGAAGCGGCTCTTCCAGCTTGAGGGCGTCTCAGATGTAGACCGCCCCAACTACCTGCGTATCCCAGATGGATACTTCAATGTGGAATGGTTCAACTACGACAAGAGGCTGGCTACGACCGACGCCCCGTTGTACGGGGAGGTACTCTACTACACACCGGAGCAGTTCATACAGCATGTGAACCTTCGGAACTCTGACGATTCTTCCATCCAAGTGGTGACTGACGAGCATGGTGGCAAGATGCACATCATCAACAACAAGGCCCCTGCATTCTACACCTG